TAAGCAACGCCGCGATACTTCAACTTCTGCTCTTTTTGTTGAGCTTGCTGTTCCCGTACACGGGCATCCAATTCGACTTGAGTCATTGTTAAGGACCGAAGTACCTACCCCCCGTTCCATGAGTAGGTGTCATGCGTTCCCGGTTTTGCGGACCTACCAATGTAGGTTTTGCGGGAATGAACGGACGACGTGCTTACTTCATTACGCTTGACGGAGGAAACCAGGCAGCTCTTGACCGCCAGTGTTCTTCTCCTTACGCTTCTTTAATTTACGAAGCATCTCAGGGGTTGCATTCTGGACACCATCAAATGTCCTACCACCTGGCACATAAGGCATGTTCAGATCAAAGCTGTGGCCTTGGGCAATCTTTAGACTATTCTTCTTCCTTTTATCAGATCGTTTCATGGTATTTGCTGTATAGATACAACACCAACACCAGCACTTCTCAAGCCAATAGCTTCTGCAGCAGCACGACTCAGATCAATATCTCGACCATGAACAAAAGGTCCTCGATCATTGATCCTTACAGTGACGCACTTTTTTGTTGACTTATTACACACACGCACCTTTGAACCAAACGGTAAAGTGCGATGTGCTGCAGTCATATCGTACATATTGTACGTTTCACCAGAAGCAGTTTTATTACCGTGATATGGATGACCATACCACGAAGCAAGAGAAGCAAGAGTGAGTGTCAGAGAAAGCATGAGTTCATAGCAAAGGACTTTTATATTGCTTACTCTTCCAACCAATACTTAGAAGTTCAGATCTGAACGTTCAAGCTTGGCAAATACGTCTTGTCGATAAGCAGGATCATTGTCGTATCGAGGGTCACTCATTGCACGAACAACCTCTGCTTGGCTTCTAAAGACATCCATGGTTTGCGGTGCAGAGCCGGTCAATAGACGACCATCAACACCAACAGAGTCATTGAACCTATAGTTCAAAGCTTGGATAGCAAAGAAGATAGCTTGAGGATCACCCTTATCCATCACCGCATCATACACAGCGATCTCTTCTTGTGAGAGATTTTGAGAAGCCCAAGCAATCATTTGATCGTACTGATCTTCACCACCGACAATACCCTTCATAGAAGAGATATCTTCAGATGAGAGTTGATACGTCTCTTGTTGAGGTGACTCTTGACGATATGCAAGAAACATATCAGCAATGTCAGAAGCACTCATATTTTCAAGTGCTTGCATCGTCTCGTCACTGAACTCACCGTTGTCGGCTTCTTCAGCAAGTCGATTTAAGAAGGAATAATCGATATCCTCTTCAGGTTCATCTTCCGTAGTTTCATCTTGGGATTCATCAGAACCTTCTTCATCACCACGAGAACCTAGTTTACGTTGAAGCTCGATGTATGCCTTTTCGAGATCTTGAGCACTTTTGTACTTACCAGCAAGCAGTGATTCTTGTTCTTGCTCTAGCTGTTCACCAATAGCATAGTTTTCAGCATCAAGCGATTCCTGAGCTTCAATTGCTGCAGGATCATCGCTGGTATCATACGTCAGATTGATTGCCATAGTTAGTAATAGTTTTCAAACCGCCAAGGCCTACCCGTTCAACACGGTTAGGATCGACACCAATGGTGGGTCGACCAACGCGAGGTTTAGGAGCATACTTATTAGTGTCAAAAGAGGTTGGCTTAGCAAGCTCATTGTCAACAAATTCAGTACTATCCGGGCTGGACTTGGGTTGGGGCTTGTTGTGCTTGACCCGTTGCGGGCGGCTGGGGGTTTGCTTGTCCATTGAGTAGTTGCATTGCTTCGGGATTCTTGCTGGGATCGAACATTGGTGTTCCAGCAAGTTGCCCTGTTTGATTAACCAGAGACATCTGGGTCTGCTGTTGCATTGCCATCTGCATATCAGCCTGTTGTTGTTGCTGTGTCTTGATGAGGTTCAACACATCAATACCTTGTGCAGCAGCAAGCCGCTTGATAGCTTCGTCTTGATTGACGAACTTACCAAGTGCTTCAGGTCCAATAGTCTGGGCAATAGTAGTGAGGAATGCAGTCAGTGACTCACGATCTTGACCACGACCAAGTGCATTGATACCAGCAACAATTGTTGGCCGTACCAAGTTCTTAGGTAGTCTTGTGATTTCACCTGACCGCTGCATCACAGACAATTTACGGTTCAGATATGGAATTAGGAATTCAACAGTAAGCAAAGAGAACAATCCTCCAAGCTGTTGTTCCAATTCCATTTGTGTCATGCGAACTTCTTCTGCTGTAGTACGTTCAGATTGACGTACATTCAACACAAGGAAAGCTTCACTGATTCGACGCTCCAAGGTGGACGCCATTTCAGCAGCAGTTCTGAAGTCTGCTGTCTTACCAACCTGAACAACACCAATGTCATCAGGTCTGCCTTGGATGATTGCACCGTTACCTGCCTGAGCAAGTGTCTGTGGTTTTGTAGTGGAGCTGGGGCTAACAGTAAAGACAACCTTTGCTGCAGCAGCACTACCCTCTACAAGGGCCTGCATCAACGCTTCAAGGGAGCGTAGATCACCAAGGAACTCCTCCACTCGGCCACGTCCGAAACACTCCCCATCAACTGTGTTAAACCTCAACACCAACCATGGGCTGGAGTCAATAGGAGCTTTACCACGTGAGTTAGGAATGATCTTGTCAAACACTTCTTGGTGCCAAACCCAACGGTTGTTGTCACGTTTGACATGAGTGTAGACATCTACATCCTCTTCATTTTCTGAGCCGTCACTACCAGGAGGATTGACATCTTTGAACTCATTGGGGAGTTCAGCCATCAATAGCTTCTTGGCAATACGCTCTTTGGTTACTATTTCAATCACATTACCGTTGCCATCACGATCAATGACATAGCGGTTAAGAGGATAAAGCTTAAGACCATCCTTACCCATGTAGATCAGAGCATTACCTCCAACCACAAGATGCTTAATTGCTTGGTGAACAACAACACGATCACTAGATGCAGCAATCGAATCCATCACCATACGTTCAAGCTTTGCAAAGCTAAGATCCAATTCGGATTTAGCTTCAGCAGGTAAGTCAAGGCCAAGCCTAGAGTCATTCACCTGTAGCTTAAAGAAGCTGGTTTGAGGTGGTAGAAGAGCTAACATCAATTTAGATGCCAGTGTTACTACACCTTTTGCACCAACGCTTTGCCACGGTGTGACAACCTTCCTCCATGTGTTCCTGTTGGAAAGCTCATCTTCCTGAATGAGATAAGGAAGCGTAAGCTTTGAGCACTGAACGGCTACATCTAAGAACTGAGAACGGAAGCGTGATAAATAGTCATACCTAGTCTTTGCTGTCATTTATCAGACGCCGATATTAAGACCGCTAGAAGCGGAGGTTTGTCCAGTACGACTAATCCGAAGACGCGAAGTACCTTTATTAGTTAGACGTGCTTTCTTAGCTGCAGATTGAGCACGAGTGAAACCAGCAGCATTTGCATCAACATCAGTCGAACTAGACACACTTGGACGCGGTGGTTCGGGAGGCGGAGTGGGTGTAGACATCTGAGATATTTGCCTCATCAGAGCATCAATCTGAGATTGATATGGTGATGATTGTTGGATACTCAGACGCTCTGGTGCGGATGCTTGAGGTGCAGGACGTCTGGGTTGTGGTTTAGGAGCTGGGCCTCGTGCTGGAGCTGGAGCTGGAGCAGGGGCGGGCGAACTGTAGATAGGTCTATGCACTGTCCTGCCGGGCGATCTCGCACTCGCTCCCACTTTGATAGGAACGTAACCAGTGATGACTGATCCCGGAGGTGGCTTCGGTGGTTTGTAAAAGGGGCTTGTTGCGTCTGGCTGTCCCCATTTATTTGACATTACTCTTCCTCCATATAATTAATGACCCACTCAACGACACTACGTTGACCAGATCGGTACATGATTTTGTCCATTGTATCTTCAGGTGTAGGGTTGATGGGTGGAAATGTTTCCTCTAGCTTGGCAAGCATGGCTGTAGCAGTCATGCCTTTCACATCAAGCATATTGAGGGAGGTTGGGGTTTGCATGTTCAAAGAACGCAGGCATACGAGCACGTTGTGTTTCGATCAAACCTTCAGCTTTGCCTGCGTACATCAAGCTGTCACTTTGATCAAGCCAGAATTGTTTATCGAGGTATTTATTCTCTGACTTCTTTAGAGGTTGCATCACCCAAGCAATGGTTGCCTTCCTGAGGCGATCCAAAGAAGGAGAGACAGTGAGACCAAGCTCACGACATACCAAGCTATTCGTTGCCACATGGACTTGCTCATCACGAGAGATGTCGGCGCTTACTGTTCGGAGACCAGCGTCACCATTAAAGCGGAAGAATGGCAATAGAACGAAGAAAATTGCACGCTCGGCAACCATCGCTTTGAGGACCGTGTGATCAGGATGCGCCGTCCAAGCATCGCGGAGTCGCATTGCTTCGGCTTCAGCAACTGGGTCAGTGCCGAGAGCTTGGGCGATGTAACCGAGAGCCAAGTCGTGGTTCTCTTCGTCTTTGATGTTGGATCGGAGTAGGTCCCGCGATAACTCTGG